CTAACAATACAATTATGTTCTATTGCATAATTATTTTTAATATAAGGTTTAAAACTATTACCATCTACTAATATTCTATCAAATTTAATATTATTATCATAAATATTATCTAAACATTTATGCATAGCTTTATGTGTTGCTTGCAATATATTTATATCATCTATTACAGTATTATCACAATAAGAAACATTATATGCTAATGCATTATTTTCAATAAATTCTCTTACTATTGCTCTATTTTTTTTTGATAATTTTTTTGAATCTTTAATTAATTCTAATAATTTATCATTTATATCGTTATTCCATATAACTGCACCGACAAATACTGGACCAAATAAACAACCTCTACCTGCTTCATCTACACCTATTTGTATTTCTGATTGATATGGTTTAAGATATTTCTCTAACATTATTAATTAATATATATCATATAAATCTTAAATAAATTATTATTTAAAAAATTATTATATATTGAAAATATATAATGAGTGAAACATTTTGTCCAATATGTGATAATATAACATTAAATTATAATAGATATTTTAAAATTGTATGTTTTGATTGTGTAAGTACTAATACACTTTATAATGATTTAGGTAACGAAATAGTATTTGGTATAGAAGATAATAAATTAAGTGCAATAATTACTGATAAAGAAGGTAATAAAACGCAAAGTAATACAAATATATGTTATTTAAAAGGATATAAATGTATAGCGGAAGCTGGATATTATGGTGGAGTAATATTACAATGTATTGAAAATACTAATAAAAAAAGAAAAAGAAATTTTAATTAAAAATTTTTTAATTAAAAAAATTTAAAATATTTTATAATATAAAATGGTTTTAGCAGCATTAGCTCCATTAATCGCGAAAAATTTAAAGAAAAAAGAAACTGAAAATTTTGAAGAAAAAAATTCTGCAGGTGGAAGTGTTGTAATTGTTTTATGGTATATTGTTAACTTTGTAGTAGGTATTTATGCATTATATCTTAGTTTCCAAAGAAATAATGGTTTAGATATTGGTTCATTATTAGTAGCTTGTTGCTATCCTTGGTGCTATGTTGCATATGCACTTGCAGTTCAAGTTCCATCTCCTAGAAATGCCTCTAGAAATAATGTAGCTAGAGTAAATAATTCATCTAGAACTGTATCTAATCCATCTCAAGTTAGAATGTAAAATTATATATTTTTTTTATTAATATTTTATAATATAAAATATGGCAGGAGGTATATTCGTTAATCAACCCTTTCATCCTAATATTAAATGTATCATATTCTCTTTAATACTTATGATATCATACTGGATTCTTCCTTATAGAAATCCATTTATATTACCTCTTATATTCGTATTCTCTTATGTAGGTATGGCTTGGTATGACCATATATATAACTGTGACCTTAAAATGTATGGAGGTAAATATGGTGGTTATCTTTCATCTCCTTTTAAACCTCAAAGAAGAAATCAAGAATCTCCTGATAAAAATTTATTAAAAAATCAAGAATCTAAATATAATCAAAAAGTAAATTTATTACATATAATTGCAATTAATCCAGTTATTATTTATATTGGACTTTACGGAAATAAATCTAATCCTCAATTATATCCAGTATTACTTATAATTGGTATTATTGCATTACTTTATCATGGTGGCCGTATGTTTGTAGATAGAGAGATAATTGATTGTAAAAATGCAGATGAGAAAGATATAAAGAATTATATAAGTCATTTGAAGACTGTATATATAATGCATCTAGTAGCAATAGTTCCATTATTTTTATATGTAGGAATAAGAGGAAAAAAATCTGATAATAGGGTTTTTCCCATACTTTTAGCAATGGGGATAATATCGGATATTTATCATATTTTTAGAATTTTCTCTCCAAAAACACATTTAAAATGTTAAATATTATTTAAAATTATATCCTATAATGTAATATAATAATGACAGACAGTTCGATAGATCGTGTCTATAAATATATTGAAAATAATGTTTTAAAAAATATTAAAAATGTTGATAATATTGATGATTATATAATTGAAAATATTTATAAAAATTTAATTATTTCATGTGAGTATAATATTTCAAGAGATTTTATTAGAAATAGATTACAAAAAATTAAGTCATATAAAAAACAATTAAAAGAGATTAACAAAATACCAATAATAGTTCAAAGAAGTGATGAATGGTTTAATACAAGGAAAAATTTAATAACAGCTAGTGATATGGCTCAAGCACTTAATAAAGGTAAATTTGGAAATCAAAAAGAATTTTTAATAAAAAAAATTAATAGTTTACTAAATAATAATAATAAATATGTACAATCTGATAATATTGCTTTAGTATGGGGTGTTAAATATGAAGAAGTTGCAAATATGATTTATATGAGAAGAAATGATATTAAAGTATATGAATATGGTTTAATTAAACATCCAACAATAAGTTGTTTTGGTGCTAGTCCTGATGGTATATCAGAATTAGGTGTAATGTTAGAAATAAAGTGTCCTTTTAGAAGAGTAATTAATGGAACTATTCCAGAACAGTATTGGATGCAAATTCAAGGACAATTAGAAGTATGTGATTTAGAAGAATGTGATTATCTTGAATGTAAGATATCTGAATATCAAAGTGAAAAAGAATTTTTAGATGATACTAGTGAAGATAATATTTTAACAAAAGATTTAAATGAGAAAGGTATAATATTTGATTATAAGGAGAATAATGAGACTAAATATATTTATAGTAAGCTTGATATGACAACAGAGGAGTTATTAGAATGGAAGAGAGATACTATAGTAGAATTTGATATATCAGTTGATTATAATATAACATATTGGAGATTAGATAAATATTTGTGTAATAGAGTTTATAGAGATAAGGAGTTTTTTGAGGATAATATTAAAAAGTTACAATATTTGTGGGATAAAATTATATACTATTTAAATAATAATAATAAATATTTTAATGATATTGTAAGTAGTAAAAAAAAAATTATATTTGATTTTAAAGAGCTTAATGAAACTATATTAACTAATTTTGCATTTGTTAATGATGATGAAAATTTTTAAGTATTATATTTTAACCAGCAATTACGACATACTGGTATATATTGTTCAGTGCTTCCTACACTAATTTGTTTATTATTACTATTATTAATTCTGCAAGTAAATGAAGCTTCATTTAAATCAGAGCAATTATTGCAGATTGATTTAAGATGTTTTATATCATCACATATAGGAATAAGGTCTAATATTTGACCAAATTTATTTCTTTTAAAATCTCCAGATAATCCAAAAATATATATAGTTTTTTCAGTAGTATCACTAATAAATTTACAAAAATCATATAAATCATTAAAGAATTGACCTTCATCGATTAAAATAACTTGATATTCATTAATATTATTTTTAAATTGTGTAAGATTATCTAATGAAACGCTATAGATATTATTATTATTATGAGTGATTACTTTATTTTCTCCATATCTAGTATCACTAGAATGATTAATAACTAAAACTTTTTTTTTTATAGAATATTTATTATATATTCTAATTAATTCAGTGCTTTTACCAGAATACATAGGTCCTAAAATTAATTTTAAGACTCCCATTTTAATATTATTCTTAAAATATTCTTATATAATTTATATCAAATTTTTTCCTCCAACATAAAATAAATAATACCATAATAATATAAAATTTATAATCCAATGTATAATTACCATTTTTGATACATTTTTATCACTCCATTCTACTCCATACAATTTCATTAATGGCTCATATAACCATCTAAGATATTTTGTTGAAAATAATGATTCCGCATTTGGATCCATATCCTTATATCCACCTAATTTATGTGATATTATTGTAAATATACATTTATTATTACATAAATCCCAATGAACTGGTATTAATATTAATATTAAAAATAAGTATTTGAATATATGTTTAATATATTTAATTGGAATAAAATATATTAAAACTGGTATAAAGACTAATACTATATGTATCATATCAAGAAAATAAGATAATATTTCCATATTTATTTAAATTTATATTATAAAATTATGTTATTTTATTTAATAAATATGAATTTAGATTTACCAAATGATATATTTAGAGCATCCAATTTGGTGTTATTGTGTATGACAATATTATTTTCCTATGGTTATAATTTATCCTTTACATATCCTATTAAAATATTTCTTAATGATGCTTTATCAAATTATATTTTAAAAAATTATGTATTTTATAATATAATTGGAGATAAAACATTACCTATATTAGGAAGAGGATTAAGACCAATTGGAGCTAAAAATTGTGGAGTATTTAGAGATAATTTTTTTAATAAAAAAATTGTTTCTAAATTATCTACATCATATGGTTTTCCTTCTGGACATTCACAAAATGCTGGATTTTTTATGACCTTCATTTATACATATTTTAAACATAATAAATTTATATTATTAATATCTCTTATAGTTACTCTATTTATACCAATTACCAGAATTAAATTTGGTTGTCATACAATAGAACAAACTATATTTGGTTATTTATTTGGTATTATAACTTATTATGTATTTGAATATATTGAGAAGAAAATAGTTCAATATATGAATAATAAAAATAATAGATATAAATTTTTAGAGAAAATAGTAGATTAGATTAAATATGCTAAACCAGCTTTTCCTTCAGCAACACGTAATACATTATAACCAACTGCAAATACTAATAAATTAGCATCTGCAATAGGATTATTTAATTTTAAAGTAATATTCTTAAATTTTGTAAAATCACAGAAACCACTAGGTTGATGTTTTTCAGGATATAAAGCGAATGAGTAACTATAAATGTGCTTTTGTGGAACTTTAGAATGATGATAATATGGTTGAACAGTTCTAAAATAAGATGCTTTTAATTCTTCAAAACGATTATTACCATCAACAGTAATTATGGCTGTAGAAAAAGGTTCTGGTGATTCTTGACCTCCTACAAACTCTAAATTTTGGTCTCCATTAATATTACCAGTTCCAAAAGGAGATGCATAATTAAAATAATCATTACCTTTTGTAATTGATGTACCTTCAACATTATCTAATACATCTGTAGCTCCATTACTGGTAGGGTCAGTCTCTTCTACTGCCTTTTGTTTACATACCCATACTAATTCTTTAACTAAATTATTAAAATTTAAATCATGAACACCATTATTTGAATTTAATGTAACTTTTCCATTATGTTGAACTTGGTCTATTAAATATTCGTGCGGTTTTTGAGTAAATACTCTTCTTTCTTTTTCATCTAAATATATGTAATTTGCATATAATTTGACATCTGGATTTATATTATAAGTATCTGCTTGATATTCAGCATTTATTAAAAAATCTAATTTTCTAAATTTTGTTTTAATTTCTATATCATCATATTGTAATGCTATTAATGGAACATATAAACCTGCATTTCTACAAAAATAAAACTTTAATGGTATATATAATTGTAAATCATTTTGTGTTCCACCATTTGCAAGTATACTACTATTTAAATAACTACTTTTATCATTCCATTTATTCACTAATAAATGTTCTTTTAAATCAATATCAGTTAATTCATTCCAAATATCATACCATTCACTAAAATGTTTTTCTATTTCTTGATTTCCAATAGAAAATGTTACTTCTTTAATATAAGCATATCCAGTAGCAGGCATCCAATTTAAATAACCATTATTAGCACTACCATGTGTTTTCCCAGTTAATTTTACATCATAAAACATACTACCTAATAAATCTCCTGCATTTTTTGGAATTATTGCTGTTGTTATACTTTCATTATAAGTTGGATATGAATTCATTGTTACCTCTATTGTTTCCATTGCAAAATTTGTATGTCTCCTATATACACTTTTAAAAAATGTCATTTGAGGATTACCAACTAAATAATTTGTTTTATCACTTCTAATAATTTGCATAATACCACCTCCCATTTTTATTTATTTATTTAATTTAATTTTTTTTTAAATTTCTATTAAACTAATTATATTATTTTTTATATTTTCTGGTATCATATCAAAATCTATTAATAATTTATTTCTATTATATAATTTTTTACTTTCTATATTGTCTTCTAAATATTTCTCTAGTTTTTCTTCATCTTTTACTAGTTCTAATACTTTATTTATTGTTATTCTTTTTTGAAAAATTGATGATATATTATCACTTACATCACCTTGTAATATTTTTAATTTTAAATCTATATCCTCTCCTCTACTCTTTGTTCTTAAATTTATACCTTGCAAATTATAAATATAAGTATTATTATCAAATAATTGTAAATAGTCATGATCATTAGTTATTATATATATTGGTAATTCTTCATATTTTTTTCTAATTGATTTTTTAATAGTTGCTATAATATCATCTGCTTCTGCATTTTCGCATTCTAAAACCTTCATATTAAGTTCATTTAAATCTGGCACAATCTTTTCATAAGTATATATGAAAATATCTGGATTAAATGAAGGATTATTATTATCTCTATTTTTTTTGTAATCTTCATAATGGCTATTTCTCCAAATATCATATCTTCTACAATCTTTTCCAAATATTACAAGGCTATCTTCTATTTTATGTTTCTTTTGTATTTTTTTTATATTTTCAATAAATAATTTATGAAATTTTTGTATAAATAATTCATTATTTATTACATTTTCAACATCTAACTCAGTTTCTTGAGAACGCTTATACCAGTTTTTTAAAGCGTGATATCTATAGAAAATATAATATGACATATCGATAAACAATATTGGATTTTTCATATTTATTATAAAAATAATATTAAATTAATTTTAAACAGATTTTAAATTTCAATTTTTTATTTAATTATATTCCATTATGCCTGGTCCTATTCTAAAGCATTTTTTCTGCATATCTTCTGAATCTAAACAATACTCTACACTATCACTTCCTATTAATTGTGCTGTATAATTTAATGTTCCATTTAAATTTCCTCCCATATTTTGAATACTATTTATTATACTATTATTTTGCTCGAAACTAGTCTCTATTATATTATCTATATTTGAACCATATTTTGATACTTGCTCTTGAACTATATCTTCCTT